TGCTCATGCGGCTTCCTCACGTATAGGAAAGCAAGAAAAAGTTAGAGAATGGTTAACCTCTGAGACATGGACTAACTTAGTAGAGCGATGCCAAGTTAAATCAGGTCAAATATTAACGCTACCAAGATTACATACACCACTCAACACACCTACTTGTTAATTAATAATTAAGACCAAGCCTTTGGAGATTGTGGCTCCCGACTACTCCTACTTGTTAGGGTGGCGTGAAGAAATCGGGTAACAATCTCTTTAACTACCTTCGCCTAATCGTAAAAGGATATTATATAAATAAAATTAAAAAGAATTGTTAGTTTCATGTATAATTTGTGGTTATTTCTAATTATTTTTAGTGTCATTGTTGTTTGTATTAGTAGTTAATTTTTAATTTTAAGGAGGTTTCGTATGGCGTCACCAAAAGCTGTTGATAAAGATCAATATGAATTGTTTGAAGATGTTAATAAACCCGAAATTACTTATGAAATAAATTCTACTCCCTATTATAAGAAAAAAGATACAGAATCTTTTGAGGGAGGTGTTGTTAATTTTAAATTATCTAGCAAGTTATTTCATTTTTTAAAGGATCACGCAAGGGAAAGGGCTATTACCAAAAGCCACTATAAATCATTTGTCGGTTCTCTTAAAGAAAATATTACACACCACACTTATGGTGTCGTAAGTGAATATTGTTTGAATCATTATATAAATGATATTTATAAAAATTATGGTAAATCTGAAATGGATATGAATGTTTATGCACTTGGAGATAGGCACAGTCCTGACATAAAAGTTAAAAACTTTGGAGGTGTTGGAGTTGTCTCTACGAAATATGGAACACCAAATTGTATTCCGCATATTCGCATAGGAAACTCCCGTCAAAATGTAGATGATACTATTAAAATAATGATAGAAAAAAATACTAAAATTGTTGGAGGGTTTCATATAACTTCAGGATATAATTTTATTCAGTTCTTTGGATTTGCTCCACTTGCTCCTGAAGAAGGTTATTTTAAAAATATAAAATATCAGGATAATAGAGGCATTCGTAAATATTGTGATGCAACTAAAGCTATTCCTGCTACATTTTTATTAAGGTATATGTTACAACAACATCCTTCAGGAACATGTGTTAATTAATTCCTTACTTTCCCCTTTTTAATTAAACGACAAGCATACAGGAGGCGTTTATATTATGGGTTTAAAATTTAATTCTAGATCAAGAAATGCGAAGGTAGGTGGAATAGCCACCACTACAAGGTCAGGCAATTATCCTAATGTATTTGGAACATGCCCTGATGATTGCCCTTTAAATCAATCTGAATTTAAAGGGACACCGGAGATAGATAAAGATTATGCATTGGCTTTGTCTAATGCTGTTCCTTATAACGGAATCTCTTGGACTTATACTCATTTTAATTGGTCTCAATGGTTTAAAGATTTTAATTTTAATAAGTCTTCTAAAACTGTTCTAAATTTTTCAGCTAAATCGTGGACAGAAGCTTTAGACTCTTTTCAAAATAAAATTCCTACTGTTTTTAATATTGTTAACCCTTCTAAGTGGGTAAAAATTAAAAGAAAAATAGTAGCAGTCTGGTGTCCCGCTGAGTATAATGAAAAAATAAATTGCTCTAATTGTGGGGGGCGTAAAGGCCCTTTATGTGCAAGGCCAAATCGTTCTTTTATTATTTTATTTAAGCAAAAGAAATGGAAAAAAATACCTTGCTATGCTTATAATGGAATGGTTAGGTCTCAATGGATTAAGACTGCCAAGGAAGCTACTCACTGCAGGGATAAAGATAGTAAGTTATTATTAGGGTGGATTAAATCCCTACCCATTGGCTCTATGGTACGTCATCATATAGCAGGAGATATAGGAAAAATACAAGGAGGTAAAAAGAAATGAGTAAAAAGAAAAAACCTGAAACATTTGAGTGGGATTGGGACGATAAGACAGAACTTACTCTTATACAATACCTAGAAAAAGCTGAAGGATATTTGGAAGTAGCTAATCAAAACATACGTGAATCTGAAGGTGACCCTACCCTTTCTGATTGGAGAAAACTACAGAAAGGTATGTATGCTGTAAGTAGATTGATCCGTGATCTTAAAGAGAGGCAAAAGAAATGAAAGAATCCAAATTTGTGAGCAGAACAAATTGTAGTCAGTGTGGATCAAGCGATGCTAATGCTATTTACGATGATGAACACACCTACTGTTTCTCTTGTGGGCATAGATCAACCTTACAGAAAATAAATAATATTAGTACACCTGTTTCAAATAATAATTTAACTGTAAGCACTGAATATGTTTCTTTAACAGATAGAAATATTACAGCAGAAACCTGTAAGAAATTTAGAGTTTCCGTTATTAAAGATAAAGATACAGGGAAAATTGAAAAACATATCTATCAATACTTTGATAAAAGTAATTCCCACATTGCCAATAAGATCAGAAATATTAATCCCAAAAGCTTTAAAGTTGAGGGGCAGATTAGCCGTTCTCTTTTATTTGGAGAGCATTTATTTGGTAGTAAAGGTCCCTACATTACGATTACAGAAGGGGAGTTAGATTGTCTAGCTGCTTATGAAATGTTGGGAAGCAAGTACCCAGTAGTTTCTGTTAAGAGTGCGACGAGTGCCGTTGCAGATTGTAAACGCAGTTATGATTTTCTTTCCGGTTATGAAAATATAGTTCTTTGTTTTGATCAGGATGAAGCGGGAAGAAAAGCCGCCGAAAATGTTGCAGATATTTTTGCACCAGCTCAAGTTAAAATTGTTACGCTTACTTTAAAAGATCCCTGTGAATATGCCAAAGCCAATAAACGTGAGCAGTTTACAAACCAGTGGTGGAATCATAAAGTTTATACACCTTCAGGCATTGTACCAACCAATGAACTTTGGGATTTAATTTTAAACCCACCTGATGAAACTCACGTTGACTACCCGTGGGCAGAACTTAACACGATGACGCATGGCATGAGGTTTGGTGAACTGGTTACGTTTTGTGCTGGTAGTGGTATCGGTAAATCAAGTATTATAAGGGAGTTAGGTTATTATTTATCCATGACACACAATGAAAAGGTTGGAATGCTTTTTATTGAGGAAGGTAACAGAACAACAATGGAACATCTTGTGGGTATCTATTTAAATAAAAGATATAACATTCCAGAAATAAGAGAAACTATAACAAAGGAAGAAAAAATTGAAGCATTAGAAGCTGTTCATCCAAAAGATGATTCAAGAATTTATTTGTATGATCACTTCGGATCAGTTAGTAGTGTTGATCAAATTATTTCCCGAATACGCTATCTTGCAAAAGGTTTAAAATGTCGCTTTATAATACTGGATCACATTTCTATTCTTGTATCATCGCAGGACGTGGGTGATGAACGAAGGGCAATTGACGAGATCATGACAAAGCTTCGTATGCTGGTTCAGGAAACAAATATTCACCTAATGGTTGTCACTCACCTTAAAAGACCTGATGGACGAGGACACGAGGAAGGTGCTCACGTTACGTTGGCACAGCTCCGAGGATCAACAGCTATAGCTAATCTTTCTGACATGTGTATCGGTGTTGAAAGGAACAATCAACATGAAGATAAAACAATACGGAATACCAGTTTAGTTCGAGTATTAAAGAATAGGTTCAGTGGTGAAACAGGACCTGCTTGTTGGTTGTTGTGGAATGATATAACAGGACGATTAGAAGAAGTAGAGGAAGCGGTAATGAATACTTTAACAACGCAACAGAACTCTCCTAATAGTTGGTCCGAAGAAAACGGTTTTGTGGAAACGATTTAATCACATGTTGTATGCTGTCCTAGATATTGAAACTAACAATGATCTTGATAACATTAACAGGATTCATTGTGTAGGTATTCAACCTTTTGATTTAGATAATTTGGAAAAGGAATTTAAAACAGATTTTTATTTTGATGACGGGTTAAAAAAATTACCTCGTGTTCTTAGAAATTATAAAAAAATTATAATGCATAACGGTATTTCTTTTGATGCCCCTATTTTAAATAGATTGTGTGGAACAACAATTAAACTTTCTGATGTTGAAGACACACTCATTATGTCTCAACTATTTAATCCTATACGAGATGGAGGCCATTCTTTAAAATCATGGGGAGAAAGATTAAGCTTTAATAAACAAGAGGTTAGCGAAGAAACTTTCGAAAATGGATTAACTTTTGAACTACTAGATTATTGTAAGCGGGACGTGGAGTTAACTAAAAAAGTTTTCATAGAACTTTTAAAAGAAGGTAAAAGTTTTTCTAGAAGATCTGTTGATCTCGAATATAAAACTCGAAGTTTAATTGATAAACAAATTAAACACGGCTTCTACTTGGAGGAGCGGAAGGCTTCCATCCTTTTGTCTTCTCTTGAAGATGAGGCTTCCAAGATAGAAGAAGAACTAATTGACGGGTTTGAACCAACGATAATTAAATTGAAAACAAAAACAAAAGTAATTCCTTTTAATCCGCAGAGTCGAAAGCAGATTGCAGATCGTCTTATGAAACGAGGATGGGAGCCTACACAATTTACTAAAAATACAGGAGCACCTGTTGTTAACGAAAGTACCCTAGCTGATTGTAGTTTACCTGAAGCTAAAAAATTTAATAAAATATTTTTATTGAGAAAAAGAACAGCTCAGATTAAATCTTGGATCAAGGGAAGAAGAGATGATACAGGACGTGTACATGGAAAGGTCATTACTATTGGCACTGTTACTGGAAGAATGTCTCACAATAGTCCTAATATGGCACAGGTTCCTTCGGTAGCTTCCCCTTATGGTTATGATTGTCGTGATTGCTGGACAGTTAAAGACAGTTCTTCTTACTCTTTATTAGGAACGGATGCTTCCGGTTTGGAGCTGAGAGGGTTGGCTCATTACATTGAGGATAAAGATTTTATAAAGGAAATATTAGAAGGTGATATCCACACAGCTAACCAGAAAGCAGCGGGGTTACAGACACGAGATCAGGCTAAAACTTTTATCTATGCTTTTTTGTATGGAGCAGGGCCTCAACGTATAGGAGAGATTGTTGGTAAAGATTTTTCTGCGGGGAACAGGTTGATAACAAACTTCCTTAATAGAATGCCGAAGCTTAACGAGTGGCGTAACATAACAATGGAACAAGCAGGGGCTGATGGAATTTTAACGGGACTTGATGGAAGAAAACTTCAGATACGTAGTGTTCATTCATCTGTTAATACTTTAATTCAAGGAGCAGGGGCTATCATATGTAAACAATGGTTTATAAATATGATGGAAGGTATTCATCGTAAAGGATTGGATGCTCATCCTGTTGCTAACATTCATGATGAAGTTCAGTTCGAAGTCCATGACAAGGATAAAAAAGAGTTGACACGAATTTCAGCATCATCTATTAAAGATGCTGAAGTAATGCTTGATGTAAGATGCCCTCTCGATAGTGAATATAAAATCGGGAAGACGTGGGCAGAAACACATTAAGTTTAAACATAAATCCAGATAATGAAAGGAGGCAAAAAATGCCTGTTATTTCTGGTAAAGCTTTTTGGGCTAAAATTTATATACCAACCAGATATCAAGATCAAGGTGACGCTACATGGTCAATTGATATTTGTAATCTTGATGCTAAAAATTTAGCGATTGCTAAAAAGTATGGCATGAATATTAAAGATAAAGGTGATGAAAAAGGTGAGCATGTCACTATAAAGAGAAAGGCTGAAAAGTGGGGCAATCCTAATACACCCCCTGAACTTATTGATATGCAGAAAAGTCCTATCCACACAAATGGATCTGATGCTCTTCTTGGAAATGGTTCAGAAGTTAATGTATCTTTTACTACTTACCTTCTTAAAAACGGTCCTCGAAAGGGTACAAATGGTTATGAACTTGATGTTGTACAGGTTTCTAACTTTATTCCCTATAAGAAAAAGGAGGGTTCTGGTGAACGAGGTGGCATCCATGAACTGGATGTATCCCAAGATGGTTATGTTCACGAGGAAACTCTTTAATAAGTATTTGAAAGGTGTATATTCTTTTCGCTTTTTCTAGGGTTGCGAGAAAGATAAATCATTAGTACCTTTCGATAAAGAGAGAAGGGAATCTTGCGAAGAAGTTACCTCCTGTTCTTCTTGGCACTCATGTAAATGAGGATAAGATCTCCCTTCCCTCACCTTAATTAAAAAAGAAAAGTATTAGTATGACTGAAGAAACTAAATCTATTTATACCCTAGAAGAAGATCTTAAAAATTTATTTTCCCCCGGCTCCCACTTTGAAATAGATGAAAAACATTTAAAAGAATTTTCTGAAAATGTTAAAGAGGCTGTTGTCTCAAGCCTATTAAGAAACCAATCAACCGGAGAATTGGAAAAAAGAAATCTCAGGATGTCGAGTATCGGTAAACCTGATAGACAGTTGTGGTATGAAGCTAACTCTCCCCCTCAAGATAGAAAATATTTTGATTACGCAACGCTGATTAAATTTCTTTATGGTTCTATACTGGAAGAACTTCTTGTTCTATTTGTTAGAGTTGCTGGACACGATATTAAAAATTTACAACAGGAACATGAGATTGATGGTGTCTATGGACATCAGGATGCAGAGATAGATGGAGTGGTTGTTGATTTTAAATCGGCTTCGGGCCGTTCCTTTGTTAAATTTAAAAATGGTACTCTTCATGACAGCGATCCCTTTGGATATATTGGACAGCTCTCTGCCTATGCCCAAGCGCAGGGTAAAAATGAAGCCATGTTTGTTGTTATTGACAAGCAAAATGGTGAGATAACAACGTATCCCTTGCATGAACTTGAAATGATTGATGCAGCTAAACGTATCAAACATCTTAAACAGGTTATAAAAAATACAGATAAACCTGAAAAATGTTATCCCGATGCCGAAGATACTGTTAAAGGTAACAGGAAATTATCTATTGGATGTATTTATTGTCAATATAAAAAGGGATGTTGGAGTGATGCTAATGGAGGGATGGGTTTACGTGCCTTTAAGTATGCAAATGGTACTCGATTTTTAACTCAGATAAATAAATTACCCAATGTTGAAGAAGTTGAAGTTACTTGATACGCTTCCCCTGAAATCAGGGTTTGAGAAAAAGGTTTGTGAAGATTTAATACAAAGAAAAAAAGAATTTAAATACGAACCTTTTAAAATAAATTATATAATCCCTGAAATATCAAGACGTTACACCCCTGATATTGTTCTTCCTAATGGAATTATTATAGAGTGTAAGGGATGGTTTAAATTGGATGATAGAAAGAAGATGTTACACGTAAGAAACTCTAATCCTAATCTTGATATACGTTTACTTTTTATGTCAGCTAAAGAAAAGATAAGACGAGGAAGCAAAATAACTTTTGGAGTTTGGTGTGATAGAAATAATTTTTTATGGGCAGAAGGAATTATTCCAAAGGCTTGGTTACAGGAGAAAAGAAAAGAAATAAAGTTTGGGTACAATGGTAATGAAAAAGGAAAAAAGAAAAATAAAAAGAAATAATTATAGAAAATCTCTTGTCCCAACTCTAAAGAGAAGTACGACTAGCGACACTACAACAACTTCGGTTACAGATTTTTTAAATTTAGTTCTTTATGAGGAAAGAAATAGAAGTATTTATAATAAGTATGTTAATCCTATTTCAAATCACAGTAGTTCAGAAAGAATATTGTGGATCTCTGTTTTTTTACAAGCACTTTTAGATGCTACCAAGGAAGGATATAAAGGAGAACCT